AACGAGAACCGGAAAGCTAATGCTGACCATCCACGATACCCCACAGGATATTATCCAGGCATATGATGCCGATGAACAAAGCGCGGAATATATTCAGGGGCAAATTGATTTTGCTGGGTGTTGGGGTTTTATCGATGAGGACAATATCAACGTATACATAGCACCACGATGCTCAAAGCTATCTATAATCGAACTTTTTGCCCATGAGATAAGCCACAGGGAGGAAAACAAGTTGAGGCGGCTCAAGGGTGAAGATTTTGCGACATACAATGCAGCATTAATGACAGAGGCTTTCTTGCATCTTCAGAAGGTGAGGGGATGAGCGACAAAAAAGAATCATACCGTAAGAATTTAGGGTCAAAGAAATACCGCACCAATTATGATGCGATTTTCAAAAAGGACAAAAAGAAATGCCAGTCGGGAAACCGTTAAAATTTGGTGATTGTTGGCAGCTCGACCACGACTGTTTTGCGTACTTTGAGGAATGTGATGAAAACGGCGAACCATACACCATCACAGGTCTTGCACTTGCCTTGGAAACCACCAGGAAAACCCTCATTGAGTACGCCAACAGGCCTGAATATGTAAACACTATAAAATACTACAAAACAAAAGTCGAAAATTACGCAGAGAAAAATTTATTCGGAAGAAACCCAACCGGGCCTATTTTCGCGCTGAAAAATTTCGGATGGCAGGACAAGACACAGCAGGAACACTCAGGTGATTTGACTGTAAGAACAGGGATAAACCGCGCACCGAATGATTGATACAGGATACTATCCCCGAGAGCAACAGGCAGAGATACATGACAACCTAAAGAGGTTTAGCGTACTGGTCTGCCATCGTCGTTTTGGTAAAACGGTCCTGGCTATTAATTCCCTGATTGATGCAGCATTGGCGAAGGATTTGATAAACCCCAGGTATGCCTACATCGCACCACTGTATAAACAGGCCAAGTCCGTGGCCTGGGACTACTTGAAGCAATTTTCAAGACCGATACCAGGCATAATGATCAACGAATCAGAACTCAGGATAGATTACCCGAATGGTGCCAGGATACAACTCTTCGGGGCTGATAATCCTGATAGTTTGAGAGGTCAGTACTTTGATGGCGTTGTTATTGATGAGGTGGCACAATGCCAACCTACACTATACGGTGAGGTCATTAGACCGACTTTGGCGGACCGCAAGGGGTGGGTGATATTTATTGGAACACCAAAGGGGCATGATCATTTCTATGATCTGTACCAGTTGGCAAGGCGCGACGATGATTGGTATTGCAAACGGTTTAAAGCGTCCGAAACAGGTATTCTTGACGCTGATGAACTACACCAGGCCAGAAAACAAATGTCAGAGTCGGAATACAGTCAGGAGTTTGAATGTGACTTTGATATATCGTCTTCGTTCGTTCTGATCCCCATACAGGTAATAGAGTCAGCATTCGACAGGAAGGTAACATTTCATGGGCATCCAAGAATTATGGGTATTGATGTCGGCATGTCTCTTGGTGGCGATGCTTCAGCGATAGTCATACGGCAGGGCGGTAAGATCACGGACGCAATAGAGTTTAGGTTTGATGATACATTTCAAATAGCCGGTAAGGTTCGGGATATCTTTTACGAGCGCACCTGCTCACAGGGGTATATAGACTCGATTGGTTACGGTGCCGGTGTTGCCCATACGCTGCAAGCTTGGGGGTTGCCTATAACACCTATCAACGTGGCCGAGAAAGCAGCAGAGAGCGATAAATTCCAGAACCTAAAAGCTGATTTATGGTGGAGGACTAAAGATTTCTTCAACGAGCAGACATGCACGTTACCAAGCGATGACAGTCTGATGCACAAATTAGCGGCTGAACTATCCACGCCTGAGTACGAATACACCACCAGCGGTAAGATTAAGATCCAGAGCAAACAGGATCTATTCAAGCTTGGGAAACCGTCACCCAACCTGGCCGACGCTTTAGTGCTGACCATGAACCATAGCATAGCTACAGCCCAGGCACACCCGAATCAGACAGAATTAACAGGCATCATCCTTGAAGATTATTCAGAACCGGAGGTCGGCTTGGTATGATTTTGAGGTTTTCCGCAATCATAGTGCCAAAAACAAGTCTCACGCCTACAGAGAATTTTAACAGCATTGAGGTTTTACGCAATTGAAACGCATACCAGACGAAGACATATTAGCAATACTTGAGACCGCCCGGCAGGATGCCGTTGAGTTTCAGCGGGTCAGATCTGACAACCGGCTTAAATGGCTGAAATACTACCGGCAGGAACCTTATGGGAACGAGGTCGATGGTTGGTGCCGGTCTATATCGTCTGATGTGTGGGATGCAGTGGAGGGCCTAAAGCCCAACCTTGTCGAGCGATTCACCGGCGACTTCTTCAAACTGAAATGTAAGTATCAGGAAAAGGCAGACGCTAACACCAAACTGATCAAGTATCAGCTTTACAAACACAATAAGTTTGAGCAGACGCTTGACCAAAATTTCATATATCAGGTCTTAAATACAGATTTCGGCGTACTCAAGGCGTATTATACTGAGGAATGGCGCGAACGCAAACAAAAGATACCCCGTATTCCCCTTGCTGCTATGGAGCAGATGCAGCAGGATGATAAGATCGAGGTCAAAGCCGCGATACCTGTTGAAGAATTTAATGTGACCGGTGAATACTGGTCCGGGTACGAAGACGTTACCATTTTGGTGAAAGAACGGGTTTTCAAGGGGTTCAAGGTTGAGTCTGTACCGGGTTCAGAGTTTTACATATCCTCAGACGCTAAAGACGTTGAAACAGCCCGGTTGGTTGAGCATTGGGTGCCTAAAACACTTGATTATATCGCCAAAATGGAAAAAGCCGGGGTATTCCGTAAAGGGTCCACAGTCGAAGTTGCTGAAAAACTTGATTACGATGAGGACGAAAGCGGCAGTGTAGAGGCGGAGGAGCAGGACCGTATACTTGACGGATCTGGTGAGTATGAATCCCTGATGGGCATTGACACCAACGACCCACTTGTACGACCAAATGCACCCGTAAGGATTATCGAGTCCTATTTCCGTTTAGATATGACCGGGCAGGGTGTGCTTGAACCGGTTGTTATTACCACTTGTAACAACGTTGTCCTGGCTATTCAGGAAAATATGTACCAGCGCCCCCCCTTCTTTATCTGCGCTGGTTTTCCACAGGCGCACAGAATAGATGGCACCGCCTTGGGTGCTATCCTTGAGCATGAGCAGAAAGACAAGACCAACCTCAAACGGGCGATGATCGACGGTTATGCACAAGCCTCGATGAAAACGCCTGTTACATCTGACCCGCAGTTAGTCAATGTTCTAAAAAAGCGCACCGTTAGAACAGTTGTCCAGGGTGATTTTAACCGTCTTGATTGGATCGAACACCCGTCACCTGATCAGGGGATATTCAAAGCCCTTGAGTTTTCAGCAAACAGTGTGGAGGAAAAAACACCCTATAGCCGCATGGCGCAGGGCAGCACAGATGCCGGGAACGCCCTCAACAAGACCGCAAGCGGCATGAATATGGTCTTGACTTCGGCAGCACGGAAAGAACGTCTTTTAGCCCGTAGGATAGCCCGTTGCCTGGAAGAAGTAATTCGGTTCTGCTTATGGATTAACGAGAATATAGGCCCACCCCATGATATAGCGCAGATATTAGACCTGCCAGAAGGTGCCGACGAGGAACAGATCAAACAGGCCCTTTTGAAAGAATCGGAATATGAAATAGAGGTTGTTGTCGGTCTTGGCCCCCAGGACAAGATAGAAGCAGCCCAACTTTTAGACCAGTATGTGCAATATGCAGTACAGGCCGGTATCCAGTTAGGCACCACTAAACCAAGCCACATTGCCAAAGCCATCAAGCGGAAACACCAACTATTAGACGTACCCATAGAAAGCATGATGGTTGAGGTTGAGGAAATAGAAAAACAGGAGCAGACAGGCGAGAACCAGCTAAAGCAGCAGTTTGCTCAGATGCAGGAGCAAATGCAGCAGGTATCACAGCAAATCCAGGGATTAACACAGGAAATCCAGAACAAGGACACTGAGATCCAGCAGCTTAAAAATAATAACGAGGTCGAAAAGACAAAACACAACTTAGAGGTGAACACTTTACAAAAGCTTCACCGATTGGAGTTACAGAGTGAGAGATCAGCAAGTCGAGATAGATCTAACCGAGGAACAACAGATAATTGAATTGGGACGTTTAGCCGGGGAATGCCTGGAAAACGAAGCCTTTCAAGCCATCATGGAGGGAATCGGTAAGGATCTGCAAAGCGGGTTCAACAATTTGAAGCCCACTGACAAAGATGACTTTACTGTGTTGGCGGCACAACGGGTTCTTTTCAATCGTATACTATCCCACTTCCAGGCCTACAAAGAGCATGGCAAGGAAATACAGACAACAGCGAAACGGGAGGCGGGGTTAGTATGATTGATTTAAGGGAACTCGATTTTAGGAAGAAAATCAAACGGATTACAAGAGAACGGAACTTGGCTTTGATGAAAATCGAAGAACTCAAGGCCGAAATAGAAAAACTTAAAAGGAAAAAGAAATGAAGAAACTTATAACCCTCATGGTTGCTGGTCTGATGCTGGTTGCCTGTAATGTTTTTGCGAATGATAATTATACCGCACTAACCAATCCCATTTATCAGATTCAGCAGACTGTTGATTATGATGATTTCACGGACGGCGGTTCCACTGCCGGGACTCTTAATCTAACCCCCACTATTCCTGCTGGTGCAATTCCTCTGGCGTGGAAAGCCGTTGTATCAACTGGTTTCACTGGCGATACTTCCGCAACACTACTGGTTGGTATTACCGGTGATACAGATAGGTTTAGCGCATCAGATGGGCAGAACATTTTCGCAGCCGGTACATTTACCGAGTCTTCTATCGGTGAGGCGGTTTCAGGTGATGGAGGCGGGTCCGCACAGACTGTCTTACTGACACTAACCTCCGCGTCTGATTTCGGAGCCGTGGAAGCCGGTTCGATGGTACTGACAATTTTTTACATTAGACCGTAAAAGGAAAAATAAATGGCAGATCAGGCAACAATAGAAACTACCGGCGAGGCCGAGGTTCAAGAGGTTCAACCTGTATCGGAAGAAGATCTTTTAAATAGTGTGGTTGAGTCACTAGACGCGGATACCGTTGTGTCAGCCGAAGAACCACAGGAAGAAGACCAACCCGCAAAGGAAGTCGAAGAGGAACTACCAGATGAAGCCGCAGAGAAAGAAGAACCTGAACGGCATAAGGTCAAGGTAGACGGTGAAGAATTAGAGGTTGAATATAACGAACTTGTGAGAGGTTATCAGACTAACCGCCACAACACTCAAACAGCCCAACAGTTAGCGGAAGAAAGGCGGCAGCTCGCCCCGATCATAGGGTTAGCTAAACGTCTACAGGAAGACAAGGAATTTCAGCAGCACGTCTTCAGTTTTGGGAAAGAAGAAAGGGAACTCGATCCGGTAGAACAGATCAAGCGCGAAGCCAAAGAGGAAACATTAGCAGAAGTTAATAAGCGGTTTGAAGCACAGAAAACCGCAGAACATCAGGCCAAACTTGATGCTGTACGGGAACAGGCAATGCAAGACAGTGATTACGAAAGAGTGCTGGAGTTAATGGCCGATCATATCAGGTCATTTCCGAAGCACTTGCAAGAGCAGGAGTATATGGCATTGGATCAGAACCCTGACTATTACCTCAAAGTCTTTAATGAAAAAAAAGAGTCCTTAAAGCCCAAAAAGAAAGAACCGGAGAAAATAAAACCGCCTGTATTGGTGGCTCCTGGTCAAACTGAAGAAGTGCCGTTGCAATCCTTGAAACAGAAAAAACTTGATAAAAAGAAAGCCAAGATATTAGCGACCGGTGATTTAGATGCGTTGGCAGATTGGATTAGCGCAGATGGAGGCCTCGTCGATTCTCTTGGTTTATAAAGGGATAAAACAATGGCAGCAACACCTTTAAGTGGAACCACCACTTCAGTAACTTCCGGCGCGAGTGATACTCAGCGGGAAGAACTCGCTGATGTTATCAATAACATCGACAAAGAAAGAAATGTATTCACCGCAAGTATCAAAAAGGGTACTTGCCTTACCAAATATGTAGAATGGCCCGAAGACGAAGACGCAGACGCAGCAGACAACGCACAGCTCGAAGGCGCGGATGCAGAGTTCACGGAACTGTCCATGCCGAGTGTTGGTGCGAACAGGCTTCAGCTTTCTGCAAAATGGTTCATGGTTTCTGATATCCAGGAAGCTATCGACAAAGCGGGTCGTAAGTCTGATATCGCGTACAACATCAAAAAGAAACTGCGCGAAATGGCAAGGGACCGTGAGTACGCTATCCTGAACAACACCTCTGCCGTGGCAATGGCAGCAGGCACAGCCGGTAAATGCAAAGGCCTCAAAGGTTGGATTACCACCAATACGTATGATTTCTCCGCTTCTTATGCGACATCTAACCTTGTCACGTTCGATATTATTAATGATGAGCTTGAGGCGTGTCAGGAAGATTACGGCGAACCGTCTTTGATTCTGGCGCCGCCGAAACAGAAACGGAAAATCTCTGATTTCGATCAGAACAGCCGTATCACTATCAACGCAGATGCCAGTGAGAAAAAGATCCTGGCGGCGGTTGATATTCTTGAAACTGACTTCGGCGTT